ATAACATTCGTCAATACATATTATGATTTTTATGCTTCACACGAAACACAATCAGAAAATCTCTGAAGGTTATCGCCTCGTAATACACTTTCTGTTCTTAGATAATAGAGTGTTTTAATACCAAGTTTCCAAGCTTCCTTATGAACCATACTAATATCTTTTGGTGAATCGTTAGGGTCAAAACATAAATTTAACGATATAGCTTGGTCAACATATTCTTGTCTAATAGCATTTTGTTTTACTATCTCAAGTTGGTTAATTTCTTTAAATGTTAAGAATATTTCCTTTTCTTCAGGTGATAATATGTAATCTGGTAGTCCTAAGATTGAACCTTGATCTTTAAGTATTTGATCCCATACACTATCAATATTATACCCTTTTCTCTCTAGTAGATTTTCAAGAATTTTATTGCGTTTAATAAATACACCTTTTGCTGTTTTAAGATTGTATACGTTAGCAGGAATAGGTTCAATTGAAGGAGACACACCACCCGAAATATGAGCGTTTGAAATTGTGGGTGCTATTGCTAAGTGGTGGGAATGTCTTAAACCTGTTCCTTTACACCATTCAGGCTCACCATAAATTTTGGCTTGATCGCGAGATGCTTTTAGAGCTTCGTCTTGTATAAATTTAGATATAATTCTAGTTAAAGAACTAGCTTGAATACCCACAAATGGTAATCCTTTTGATTGAAGCAATGTATGCCACCCCAAAACACCAATCCCAATTGCTCTACCTTTAGTAGCAGAACGGATTGTGTTTTCCATAAATCTCATATTCTTACCTCTATCGATAAACTCTTGTAATACACCTTCTAAGAACCAACAAGTTAATTCGGGCAATGTCATTCCGTTTTCAAACTTATAGTCTTTCCATTCATCCCATCT